CCATCAGGAAGTAGTTGCCACCCCATGCTTTAACGACAGCCCAGGCGAACTCATCAGAGCCACCGCCGGATGGATCGAGTGCCATGACGGTGGGAACTTCATCAACGTGAATGGTTCCCTCGGTCTGAGCCGGGCGGTAGAAGCGTGGATCGTGGGCCATGCCAACACAGGGCAGGTCTTCCAACGCAAGGTGTTTGCCCTTTTCGTACATCAGCACCTCCGGTAGGTACTGATCAACGGTCATCACCATCAGGTCCCCGCAACGGAGGGGGTAACGCTCGATGTCCGAGAGGGTGGCGTCCAGGAGGAACTGGAGCTTCCACTGCATCGGGGACATGGATAGCTCCCGCTGCAACAGCTCGTCTTCACTGAAGCGGGTGTCGGTGGGGCGACCGGTGGCCAGGCCCACCCGTTTATCAATCAACGGTGCCAGTGCCCCCTTGTAGGGAGTGGTGTCACCAGGGACCCTGGCGGGCCACATCCGCATTTCGTAGTTCAGGTCCCGCTGCAGAGCGAAGTAGATCGAGTCGGTGCTGCTGTGGGGTGTACCCAGGTAGACGATCTCTGGACCCTCGCCGGGCTTGAGGATGGCCTCCAGCTCGTTCAAGCTGTTCCGTAACTTCTCACGTTGGACTTGCGTGAGACAGGTCTGGGGTGTTTCGCAGTCGTCAACCAGGATCGTGCTGGCACGGGAGCCGGTGATCTGTCCGGTGATTCCCGCAGCGCGGACACTGGGGCTCTGCTCGATGTGCTGACAGGTGCCGACATCGAAGTTGATACGGCTGTAGCGACCGTCATAGCTATTGGGCTGCATGTGCTTCAGCCATGACACCCGGCCAATGGTCTGCAGCAACCAGGCAGTCATGGCCTCCGATCTGGACATGGAGGCACTGATGATCAGGATCTTCTCGTCCGGTTCGTGGTACAGCTTCCACAACAGGTACATCGCTGACAGGGTGGACTTCCCGCAGCCACGGAATGCAGCAATGACGCGGCGCTTGGGACCGTTCTCCAGGTAGTCCAGGATCTGCAGCTGCACCGGTGTTGGCGCCTGTGCCATTGACAGCTCACGCATCAACAGCGTGGTGAACTGACTCAATGGCATTGGTTGTGTCACAAGAAAGCCCCGGTTTCCCGAGGCTAGTGAACGATGTCAACTGTTAATCACGCTTGGCCAGCCTCCCGAGGTTCCTGGCGTCATCACAACTGATGCGTTCCTGGCTCCACTCAACCTCGCCGCTCCATCCGTTCCGCATTAACAACTCACGGATTTCAACACCGATGGATTCATTCCCGGTGATGGAGTAGCCGTCTTCTGTCATTGAGACAGCAGTAAGCGTGGTGGCATCAGCGTGACTGCGCCAGTTGCCCTTGACCTTGATGCCCTGCTTCTGGGCAACGTTGGTCAGGTGCTGGGGCACCATCGTGGTCACCCCTTTCACCAGCTCAGCCCGAGTGCGCTGGAAACTTTTGCCCTGCTGCTCAATGCGAGAACAGGCCCGGCGCTGGTGGGTGAGGTTCTTAGCCCGAGCAGTAGCTCGATCCAGCAGATCCTCCCTGCCCTTCATCTGGTGAATGGCTCCACGGAAGCCAACACCGGTGATCAGGTTCAACCAGCGCCGGGCCTCAGGGGTTCTGCTGTTGGCCTCAGATGCGGCGTAGACGATCAGCTTGGCGATGTAGCGGTCGCTGATTGCCCCGGCCTGCCACTCCCGCTGAATGCCCGCCACTGAGACCCCTTCCCCTGCAAGCCATTTCAGCAGTTTTGGGCGTTTTGCCATCCGGTCATCACGCAGGCCAAGACCCTGCTTGAGAGTCATCCTGTCCATACCGGTGATCCGGGCGACCGCCGACTGGCTACCGAAATAGCACTGCCTCTCCTGATTCCAGGTCAGTTCAGACAGGATTTCATCGAGATCCCGCTTCATTCGCTCGTCATCCGCTTGGATCAACGACTGAAGCTGCTGTAGAATTGCCATACGTATGTTGAATGCTGGCAAGCTCAGCATACAGTGAAAAGCCCCTGGATCACTTCCGGGGGCTTTTCCTTTTGCGCTTGCGCTTGCGGGATGGTTGAACGGTGTCACCATCACCCCGCAACGCTTTCTCTTCCTGTAGCTGCTGAATCAACTCCACCCTCCCAGGCGGCTCCCCTGGCCCTCCATTCCCTGGATCCAGCAGCTCAGTCCAGTTCACACCTCAAACTTCCCGTAGTACCGCTGCGGCTTCTTCCCACCATCCATCGCAGCAAAGCCCAGGAACACCAGGCTCAACGGGAAGAGCGCAATCATCGCTATCGCACCAGCCAGCATCAAACCGGAGTAGGCCACGTAGCCCACAGCCAGACCACCAACGGCAACAGCAACATCAGATCCACTGGCCTCTGCCTTCTCTCGCTCCAGTACCGCCGCCGAACGATCCCCCCGGTAGGGGTTTGCGTAACGCACTTCAACAGGTGTCAATGCCATTACAAGGTTCACTGCTCAACAGGTCAATCATACACCACTGTCAACAACATCACCAGTGACGCCTGGCCTCCCTCGCTGCCCGCTGCTCCCTGCCCCACTCCCTACGTCGCGCTAAATCCCCAGCCCAGCTCACCTGTCCAACCTGCACCCGCCTCTGGTTCACCCCCGGAGCCAGCTCCTTCAATGGCTCCCCTATCTCCGCAATCCTCTCCTCCGCCCTCTGGTCCTCCTCTGCCTTCAACCGGTAGTACCTCACTCCAGCCTTCTGCCGAAACCACTTGATCCGGTTCTTCAGCAACCCATACACCGCCCTCGTGTTCACGCTCCAAGGCCCCACCGGATCCTTCTCCCTCATCCGCTGTATCACCGCTCGACACTCCGACTCGCTCATCCCAGCCACCTTCAACTCCCACTTCTCCATTACCTCCCTATTTGGCTTTAACCGATGCACCCCCATTGCAACATCACCCACCATTGACCCCTCACCCTATCAAACCCTGTCAACCCTTGACATTCACCCGATTTTAGGCTCCACTTACGATCACCCCCCAGTGTGGCTCCTGACATAAGGAGCATCCTTATTCGCCACACGCAGGGGGCCCTCCACTCCACACGGCTCCCCTCTCCCGCAACTCCGATAGGTCCCAAAACGGACCTAATCCCTGTGCGGCTGTACGCATACACGGGACCGCGGACTTCCCCCCATGGGGGTGGGTGATAACGCACCTGGGGGCCGGTGCACCACACCTAGGCCACACCTGGGGTTGCACCGGATCACAAGTCCGGTTAAACACACCATCACTCAATCCACCCCGGTTGATAACACTTTCCATCCACACTTCATCGCTCCTCATCTGCACAAACATACACACACCCGACCCACGGAGTAACACAAAGCCCTGTAACCTCTGAAGTTACTTCAATGTATCTTCAAGGGATGCATAGGGGATGCATAGGGGATGCATGGATTGAAACCTTGGTTACATAGCGACGCTGCAGTGAATGGAGGACTTGCCCGAGTGAAACGAGGGTGAGTTGTTCCGGTGAGGAACAACGAGTCCGGAATGAACGCCCGCAGCCTTAGTGCTTCTGGGTGCATTAAGGGTATGGATAAATGGATTAAGGATTTAAAGGCTGTTTGGCTGTTATCTAAGAGCTACTTCGTAGGTGCACCTAGGTATCAATGAGGGTGCATTGAGGAATCAGGGATGCAGTGGTGGTGTATCTGGTGGTTCAACAGGGTGAGTGAGCCAGTCCGGAGGAATGCACCATCCTGTTGTGGCAAGGGTTTTGGTTGGGCGGAGGTTGAACAGCAGGCCATCGGCCTACGGCCTCAGGCCCTGCGGAGGTTGTTTGAACAGCCGAACAGCCACACCCTGCGGTCTGGTGCTCGCTGCGCTCGACACCAGCCCTGCGGGGCTGACAGCCAACAGCCGGAACAGCCTTAGAGGGGGAAGAGGCGAAGAGAGGCCAGGGGATGCGAGGGACCGTCAGCCGCGGGCGTTCTTCAGGTCTTGGCAGCTGATGGCAAAGCCATCAGGCCACCCTCGCTGCGCTCGGGGTCGACCTTCATCACTGCGGCACACCGGGAGCGTCTAGAGGGAGAGGCCGACTGTTGAACGGGCCGCAGGCCTAGGTGCTCCTAGGAGCACCTAGGGAGCACCTAGGCGGGGGGTGTGGTGGCGACTGTTGACAGGGCGCAGCCCATGTGCTCTCATTGGTGCATGAGGCATCAATGCCTCAGTGAGAGAACCTTGCAACCGTGACCATGACCCGCATCACAGCCGATCATCTCCAGTACTGCCTCAGCTGCGTTAACGAGGCGCTGGGCTTGCCGCTCCAGTTCCACAAGCCAGGCGAGGGTTTTGTTGTTGGAGCGCTTCGCCTAGTGCGCTGGGACGGCCAGTACCACCTGATGCGCATCGAAAACAACGCTGGGGCCGGAGAGGACCTCAGCGGTGCTTGCAACGCGCCTCAGATGAAGCTCTTCCTGGCTGGCATTCAAAACGGCCACTACTTGAGCAGCGGACGCAAAGCAGCTCGCCTCTGACGCCTTCCTGTTGCCCGCTGGTCACCGTTGCCAGTGGGTGACACCTAGAGGCCCTGACCGTGAACCTTGCAACCAGCGAATGGCCTTCCCTCAGCCTCTCTCCTATGACCGCTCCGAAGTGCTGCATTTCAGCGACGGCAGCACTGGCGTTCACTGCGTCACCGTGTGGCGCGATCTCACCGGCAAGCTGCCGCAGGCCAGTGAGCGACTGCTGCAGGCCTGGCAGGACCTGAACCCTGACGTTGTGGGCGTGTCATTCGCCTATTCGCGCCCGCGCTGTGACGTGTGGTGGCTGGGCTGAGCCCTGAAGCTCCTACTGAGGCCCTACGGGGCTTCTCTAGGAGCCTCACCGGCTCCCAACCGTGCACCTTGTAACTGCTGAATCATGCCAAAACTCACCACCATCCCAGCCGCAGCCCCAGTGCAGCTATGGCCGGTCGAAATGGCTCCCAGCGCTCAGCTGATGGCTGACATACGTGCCGGGATCCGCAAGCTCGATGCCCTAGGAGCGACAGGCCACGCTGACTACTGGGTGCAGGAGCTGCACCGCATCGATGGCCACCCAATCGAGCGCCGGTGGACGGCTGGCGCACTGCGGCTAATCGAGCGAGACGTGATCCAGGCCGAGCTTGAGACCGGGGCCTGAAGCTCCTACTGAGGCCCTACGGGGTCTCTCTAGGGGCCTCACCTGCTCCCAACCGTGCACCTTGTACTCACGATGAAAGCCCTTTTTGGATCACTCCTGGCCCTTGGCTGCGCAGCCTTGGTGCTCGGTGAGCGCCCAGACAAAACGCCAATCCGCTCCGCGGCTCCTGTTGCTCCTGTGTCAACAGTGAGCTATCAACCGGCCCTACAGGGCTTCGCTGATGAAGTGGCCGCTAGTGATGCGATTGTGCAAGCCAACCATCAGGCCCGGCAGTTTGAGCAGCTTCAACGCGAAGTGCGGCAGCTGGAATCACGTCTTGAGATCGGTTACTAATCATGGACACTGAAACCCTGATTGCGCACCACGTGGAGGCCTTGATTGGCCTCGGTTGGCGGTGGGAAGGCCGCGGCCTGATACCCACATGCCGGACTGCTCAACTGTTGACAGCGGAGCAACGTAAAAAGCTGTCACAAGAGCTCATCAATCAACCACGCGAGGCAGCATGAAGTATTCATTGCTGGGATACGTTATTGGCTCCATTGCTGCGTTGTATTCAGTGCAGCTCGGAGACCCACAATTTGTAACCAAAACGCACCTTGAAACCATTTCGCAACATCTGGCTCCCAGTGGACTTTTATCTGGGCATCAGCAGCAACCATCGGCGGCTGCTAGAGGTACCCACTGTTACGGTTCAATCTGCCAGGACGTGGGCAGTAAGGATTGAGTGGACGTTGCTATTCAGCGTGTGCATCATCGTCGATTTTTCGCCGGTGAAGTTGTAACGCACTCTGCAGCAGTCTGCGGCAAATCAGCCACTTAAACCCTGTCAATGATTCAACCGAAACTGTTGACCTTGGATTAGCTTTGCAGTGGTGAGTGAACCTTGCAATGTCCGATCTATCCAAGCTCCACGCGGGGCTTCTCTTCTGTCTCCATCAGCACCCCCAGTTGCGCATTAGCCAACTTCACATGCTGTTGACCATTGCCCTCAAGCCTGGCCAAACCCAGACCGAGCTGGCGATGGCCTGCGATCTGACCCTCTCCGCCGTCTCTCGGGCGATGGATGTTCTGGGTAGTTCCGGGAGGCGAGACAAGATCAGCTCTGCCCGTATGGGTTGGGTTGAAACCCGCAGGAACCAAGATGACGACCGGATTTTGCAGGTTTATCTAACCAAAAAGGCCACGAGTTTGTATCACTATTGGAGGCAATGGTTTATGGCAGTTCGATTCTGCCCAGATCGGAACAGGTGGAGAGTGCAGTTCAAGCGTGATGGAAAGCGCATCAGCAGGGACTTCCTCACCGAACGGGAGGCCGCGGAGTGGGAAGCGGGGGCTAACCCAAAGGATCCCAGCCCCGTCCTGGAGGTGCGCCAACAGCGCCACCAAGAGGGCACCCTGGGCGACATGGTGCGGGTCTGCGCCAGTGCTGATTGGGCCGGTAAGGATCCCAGCCAGCTGGAGAACGCAGCCCGTCTGGCCAAGCTGATGGGACCCCGTACTCACGTCAGCGAGTTGACCATGCGGCGGCTGGATGACCTAGTGGAGGACCTGCGGGCCAGTGGCCTCAGCAACACCACCATTAAGAAGTACATCAGCGCTGTCAGCGTGATGTTGAAGCGGGCCTGCCGTCTTGGGTACATCGCGGCCATGCCGTTGATGCCCGAGAAGCGCACCCTCAAATCACCAGAGCCCCGTGATTTGGTGATCCGTGATGAGTGGATGGCTGCCCTATTGGATGCCCTGGAGCGCAAGGAGAACCGGCTCTCGCTGGGCCTCACCATTTTTCTGCGTGAGATGGGTTGCCGTGTTGGTGAAGCTCTTGACCTGACATGGGACCGGATTGACCTGGCCAAAGGCGAGGTTCAGTTCGTCAAAACCAAGGGCGCCATGCCCCGCAGGCTGCCACTCACCAAGCCTGCCCTTGGTGTGGTCAAAACCATGCAGGCGCGGGGCCTGGAGACGGTGTTCCCGATCCATTACGGCACGTTCCTGTTGCACTACAGCGATGCCAAACATGAGGCCTGCGATCGGCTGGGCCTCGGCCCCACGGTCCGCAAGGAATGGGTCATCCATACCCTGCGGCACACCCGGATCACGGAGTTAGCTGCCAATGGCCACGCTGCTCCGGCCATTCAGGCATGGGCTGGGCACAAGTCGCTGTCAGTGACGCAGCGGTACATTCACGCTGCTGGTATCAACTTGGCATCCCTGGCACACTGTTGAACGCTGTCTCATGTTTGAGACGCATGGTGCATTGTGCACCAGGGTGCACCAACAAAACCCTGAGGGGGTCTAGCAATCTGGCGAATGCAGCGGACTCATAATCCGAGGCAAGATTGACAGAACGCAAATACCAGGCCCTATCAGGGATTTCCACTGAGATCTCTGAGAATGCCCGATCAACAGTTGAACGCCGTCAAGGAGCCCCTGCACCAACAGCTGGAGCTGGAATCCTGGTGCAGAAGTACAGGTGCAGACCGCATCCTTTCCACCAAGTGGGAGAAGGGTGCCAGCGGCACATTGACTCAACGCTTGGCCACTCTTTACCTGGAAAAAGTGCTGGAGATCTATGACAAATCTCACCGCACACCAGGCCGACAACAACACATCTGGGCGTTGATGAGTGACAAGAAAAGTGTTATTCATGTTGCCCTTGAAACCCTGGCCTATGTCATAGGCAACCTCAACGAGGAACGCCCCTTCACACAGCTCGCCACAACCATCGGTAAACGGGCTGAATACGTGCTCTGGCTACAGCACCCCCAATGGGGCAAATCCATGCACCTACAGGGCCTCAAGCTGGCCACCAACAACGACCTGAACATGGGCTTGGTGCGTAAGCGCCTCATCGATCAGGGCTTCCGTAAGGCCGCGGCCTATCACCCCCTCAAGCACGTTGAGCGTGCTGCCCTCGGTGCCTTCTTTATCGAGTGCATTGCCGAGAGCACCAAGATGGTGGAGGTGGTGATGAAAACGGTGCACCGCAAGCGGCACCGCTGGGTTCGCTACACACCCCTCTACTGGCAGTTCCTGGACCGGTGGAAGGATGCCGTGACCATGTTCCGGCCCCTCTACATGCCGATGATGGTGCCGCCCAGGGAGTGGACTGGGCACACCGGTGGTGGGTACCTGAGCATCGCCACCCAGGTCAGCCCGGTGGATTGGGCACGCTGGCCTGAGGTGAGCAAGCGGATGCAACCCTGCGTTCTGGACAGCATCAACCTGCTGCAGGACCAGCCCTATCAGATCGATGAAATTCAGATGGGGCTGCTCGAAGCCTGTTGGAACTTGGGCCACCAGGTGGGCAGCGTCCCATCCAGACATCGCATTCCGGAACCGGTTGACAATGAGTACAAGGTGAAGGGCCTGGGTCCCAGCGCCTACTGGAAAGCGGTCTGGAAATGGAAGTCAGATCAGCGCCGTGACGGTGAACGCAGCCGAATCGTGAACACCCTGGTTGCACACCGCCGCCTCGGTGATGCCCGGCCCCTCTGGTTTGTCCATCACATGGATCACCGTGGCCGGGTGTACAGCCGTGGATCACAGCTCAACATCCAAGGTCCCGATCACCAGCGATCGTTGATGCAGTTCGATGAACGCAGCCCGATCAAGGGGCATGAACGGGAGTTTGCCTGGAGTCTGGGCGGTGCACTGGGCCTCGCGCCGGATCCCAAAGAACGGGAGCGGTACCTGGACACGATGAGCGCAGCCATCGTCAAGGCGGGCAACGATCCCCTCGGCAGCCTTGCCTACTGGGCTGACGTGAAGGAACCGTGGCGGTTCATCCAGCTGTGCCGTGACTGGGCCAGCTACATCGAGAACCCTGGATACCAGAGCGGCACCATCCACTGGTTGGATCAAACCTGCTCCGGCTGGGGACACGTGGCTTGCCTGACCGGTGATGCCCAGCTGGCCCAGTACACCAATGTCACAGGCCGTGCCTCGGCTGACCTGTACACCGGCCTCGGGAAGCTGGTGGTGGCCCGGTTGAAGTGGATCAACGAGAACGAGGAGATGGATGAGCGCCGCACCAAGGCTGTGACCTGGTGGTGCAAGCACGTGATCCCCCGTTCGTTGTGGAAGAAGGTGCTGATGCCGATCATCTATGGCCGCAGCTACCTGTCCCTGGCTGACACCATCAAGCTGTACTTGAGGGATGAGGTGGAGGACTTCCTCACCGAGGAAGGACTGCGCATTGTGGACCTGGCTCTGGTGTTGGCCACGATCACAACCAAGGTGGTGAATGAAGCACTGCCCAACGTGCGTGATCTGTCGCGCTGGCTCACCCAGTTGAGCAACATGCAGATCGATGCCGGTCATCGGGCGTACTGGTTCACACCCAATGGACTGGCGGTTGAGTGTTATCAGTCCGATAGCAGGCAGGATCAGATCGAGTTAGCCCTCGGCAGGCGCACCATCTCAGTGGGTGTGCGGGATGCCACGGGTTGCCCGGTCAATAAGCGGCGCACCAGCCGGAAACTTGTGCCTGATTTTGTGCACAGCATGGATGCTGCATTCCTGCAGCGGTTCGTTGCTCATTGGGCAACGTATGACCATCCGATTGCAACGGTTCATGACTGTTTTGGCACCACGCTGGAGCACGTCGGAACGCTGCAGTCAGAGCTGAATGATCAGTGGCATCGGTTCTATTCCGTAGACCACCTGACGAGGCACCAGGGCATGGTTGAGATGGTGCTCGGGAAGGAGGTGCCAGCACCCCCGATTGTGGGGACGCTGGACCGGAGCAAGGTGGGGGAAAACCCATTCCTCTTCAGTTGACAGCATTCAACAACGTCGTATCATTCATGCAGCGGGCATTGAGGCACGAGTGTGGTACTCGCCTCATGTAAGTCCCGCCGCCCACAGTTCACTCATCGTTACCCAACTTGGCACCTAAACACGTCACCCCTCTGGGCACCATCGTCTTCGGCGCTCTCTGTGATCCCCGCGAAAACCCCAACAGCGGAAAGATCGAATGGAACCTTGGATTTGTTCTATCCCTGGCTGACTCTGAGCCCCTGATGGAGGCCATCGAGCAGGCCCTGGCTGATAAGCGTGCATCCGATGCTCGCTTCCCTGCCACCAACGACAAGCTCAAGATGCCCTACCGCATGAGCACCAAGAAGCTGGAAGACGGCAGCCGCGAAGACGATCCAGACAACCTGCTCTGGAACTTCAAGCGGATGGCCCAGTACCGCACCAAGACAGGCGACATCAAGAACAACACCCGCCCGTCCATCTATGACAGCCGCGGCATGGTAGTCACAGAGTCCGTCAGCTCCATCCCCGGCGGCACCACCGGCAAGGTGATCTTTGAGGTGTACTGCTACGACATGCCCGGCACCAAGGGCGTGCAGCTTCAGCTCCTGGGTTTCCAGATCGCTCAGCTGAAGACCACCCAGGTAGAACTGCAACCCATTGAGGGTGGCTGGATCAGCGAAGAAGCTGACCCGATCGCTGCTGCTCTGGCTGCCAGCTGATGCTCGATCGCTACAACAGGCGGCTCCGGTCCCGCAAGGATCGTGAACACCGGTCCCAGTTGGAGCAACAGGTGGAGGAGGCTCTGGTATCCCAGGGCCTCGCCCCCCAGTACGAAACGGAAAAGTTCTCCTACGTCCTGCACCGCAAGTACACACCCGACTTCAAGGTGGGTGAGGTGTACGTGGAGGTGAAGGGATGGTGGCCATCGGCGGAACGCACCAAGTTCCTCGCGGTGATCATGAACAACCCTGGCCTGCCCATCTTTGTTGCACTTCAACGTCCTCATCTGACGTTGAGCAAACAAAGCAAGACCACTTATGCCCAGTGGTGCACTAAGCACGGCATTGCCTGGTGCCCCATCCCCATCCCACCTGACTTCATGCAGCAATGGCTGAACGGTGCACGTCCCACCTTCCATGTCCCGGCCCCGAATGCGAAAGCACAGACGCAGCGACTCAGTACCCAGACGGTTCTGTTTTCTGCTTCTCCTGTCAACAGCGGTACACAGCTGACGGAAAACCTTGGAACAACAGATCAATGAGCCTGCTTGATGAGTTCAAATCCAAGAACATTAGGACTGACGCGCCAGCCGCCAAGTCGTCCCTGATCACATCAACTCCATTTATCACCCCGGTTCGTGGCATCACTGAGCGAACAACTCGCTTGTATGACTACGGCGTTGGCAAGTACAGGCAGGAGGGGGCGCATGTCGCCAACCTCCGGGACAGCAACGGCCTGGTGGTTGCCCAGAAGATCCGTTATGGCGACAAGAAGTTTGCCGTCATTGGAGAGGGTGACCAAGACAAGCTCCAGATGTTTGGCCAGCACATTGGAAGCGAAGGCACCTTGGTCATCACCGAGGGTGAGCTTGATGCCATGTCGGTGCATGAGGCACTCACCCTCCGCCGCATCAAAGGGAACTATGTAGTTGTTTCACTGATCAATGGGGTGGGCTCGGCCAAGAAGAACACCACAGCACAACTGTCCTGGATCCTCGGGTTCAAGCGGGTGGTGGTGTTCATGGACATGGATGACCCAGGCCGCAAGGCTGCTGCCACTATTGCCGAGCTGGTTGGCCCTACTGCTGCTGTGGTCGGTGCCTTCCCTTACAAGGACGCCAATGAAGCATGGCAAGCCCATGACCACCAGGCAATTCTCGATGCCGTCAACAACGCCAAGATCCAGCGTCCTGACGCCATCATCCACGCGCCCGATCTCCTGGAGAGGGTGCTCAAGCCAGAGCGCAGGCAGGGTCTGCCATTTCCATGGAAAGGCTGGAACAAGGTCACCGAGGGGATGAAGCCCGGCCAGCTGATCATGATCAGTGGTGGCACCGGGATTGGGAAATCCCTGTTCACCCGCAGCATCGCGCTGGATCTCTGCCGCAACGGCACCAACGTGGCGTACATCGGCCTGGAGGAGAGCTGCGAAACCAGCCTGGAGCGGATGCTGTCAGAGCAGATGCAAACCCCGCTCTACCGGGATACCCCGGAGCAACGTGCACTGCGCGATCCGGAGGAGATCAAGGCCGCACTCGATCAGTTTGCCGGCCACCTGTATCTGTTGGATAAGTTCGGCAGCGATGACTTCGACTCTTTTGTTGCCACCGTTAAACATTACGTGCTGGCTGAGCAATGCCCGGTCATTGTCCTAGATCACTTCTCATTGTTGGCTGATGGTATTTCCCTTGCTACTGATCAGCGGCGGGCTATTGATCGTTGCATCAAAGATCTCAAGACGCTCTGTGTTGAACTCAACTTCACCATGCTCGTCGTCTGCCACCTATCGAGATCGACAGGCATTGGCAAACCGCATGAAGAAGGAGGCGAGCCCACACTTGCCGAACTACGAGGATCTCATTCCCTAGCGCAGATCCCCGACACGATCGTGATGCTGGTTCGCAACCCTAGGGCAGAGGATTCACGCGAGGCTAACACTACTCATTGCTGGATCAAAAAGAACCGCGTGACTGGGGTGCTTGGTGAGATGTCCAAGCTTGAGTATCACCCAAGGCTTTGTGTTTTCACCGAAACAGAGGTGGCTGTATGACCAGAATAGTTTCCACTACGTGCTCGCAATGTGGCCTTGCAAAAACCAGCTACACCCGACCATCCGATGGCCGGGTTGAGTGGAGATGCTATCCGTGCCACAACGAAAAGATGAGGGCGCTTTACGCCTCTTCTCCAGAGCGCCGAGCAAGCGTGGCTGCAGCAAGAAAGCGAAGACGCGCCATCCCTGAGAAACGAGCCCTGGAATCCAGGCAATTCAAGGAGGCTCACCTTCGCCGCAGGTTTGGTATTGGGCTGAAAGACTACGAGGCATTGCTTGAAAAGCAGGGAGGCAAGTGCGCTGTTTGCAGTAGCACCAACGCAAAGGCGCCGAAAGGTGGCAGTGCCTTCCATGTAGACCACTGCCATCAAACGGGAAACATCCGCGGCTTGCTTTGCTTTGACTGCAACAGCGGGATAGGGAAACTAGGCGACAACCTTGAGGGCCTCATGCGGGCGGTCCGCTACTTAGAGGCCATTGAAAACCACGCTGCCTTCTAGCCATGGAGTACATCCACCCAGAGTACATTCATCCAAAATACCTGACAACTGAACCGTTGCCCGACGGTTACTACCGAATCTCTGGCCAGTACATCAACGACCTTTATGACCATGCCATCCAAAACTTCAACGAACAATCCGCCAAGTGGGAAAAAGGGAGCTACCCCTACACCTACGCTCAAGCCTTCTGGAACGGATACGGAGCAGCCATGGCAGGACTCAGGGATTGCGCAAGACAATTCCCTGTTGATCCGCAGGTGTAGTGACGTGTACTGGTTTCCAGATTCGCGCTATGGCCTTAGCCACACTCACCGTATGGCTCAAGTCTTTCTTGAATTGGCCAACGAAATTGAAACGTGGGCACCGGACAAGAGAGAAGCTCCGCTCTGTTATCGGACGGTGCTGGATGTCGCTGACCGTTTACGCAGGCACGCCGTTGAACGAAAGCCACTGGATCAGTGACACGGTGGCGCTGCAGTGCTTTGACCGTGATGGTCACCCGCCTGTGTACGTGGGTTCAATGGGTGATGGAAAGTCTGAAGCGTTCTATGCGCTGGGCGATCTTGCCCATTGGTTTATGGAGATGGGGCTGGACATGCAAGACCCCATCTGGGATTTCATTGATCAACTAGCAACTCAGGAACTAGCCGATGCCACTGAATCAGATGACGCCTGATTGCCCCGGTTGTGGGGCATGGGTCACCAAGGTGATCCTGACCAAGCTTGATGATGAGTGCGAGAACGTCGTGCGTCGCAGGCACTGTGAATACTGTGGCCACCGCTTCTACACCAAGCAGCACCACGAGGAGCTGGTGGAAGTGAAGTGGGTTAGCGGAAAGAAAGGCAAGGCCACGATCCCAAGGGTGACCAAGGTGTTGCCCACTCCATTCAAGGGCCAGGTGTCTGAACCGCTGCCCGTCCGGGTGAAGGGGGCGGCATGAGGATCCTTCTTGATGCGGACATGCTGCTGTTCCGTGCGATGGCAGCAACCGAGGTGGAGGTGGAGCTGGCTCCTGATGTGTGGACCAGACACAGCGAGGCGGGTCATGCCAGGGAGATGTACTGGCAACAGCTGCATAGCTGGTGTCACCTGCTGGGGTGTGAGCTAGGTGATGTGTGGCACTGCTTCACCGATCGCAGTGCATTCAGGCGGGACCTGTTCCCTGGGTATAAGGCCAACCGGAAATCACCCAAGCCGATTGGCTACAAGCACCTACGGGCTGAACTGCTGACCGAGGACACGGCGTTCATGTTCAGCAAGATTGAGGCGGATGACCTGATGGGCATCTTTGCCACGATGTCAACAGGCGATGAAGTGGTGATTGCATCAGGCGACAAAGACTTGATGCAGATACCTGGAGTACACTTGTGGCTAGATACAGGGAGGGAGGTAGAGCCTGAAGATGGACTTGTGGTTGAACGAAGCGGTGACACCATCATCAAGCGGAACACGGATGAACATGCAGAGCGCTTTACGTACCAACAGATCCTCACGGGTGACGCGACCGACGGCATCCCCGGTTGCAAAGGGATGGGTCCAGTTGGAGCCCGCAAGCTCGTCGATGGATTTGACCTCGCAGACCCTGTGGGTTGCTGGGAAGCGATTGTTCGGGCGTATGAAACGAAGGGGAAAGTGGAGCAGCCATCCGACTTCGCAACGCAACAGGCCCGACTGGTGAGGGTGCTGCGTGCTGGGGAGTACAACTTTGATACACACGAGGTGAAGCTATGGAATCCCCCGACGCACTGAAGCGCATCATTGCATCGAAGCTTGATGATGAAATGCTTGATGCACTAGATGAGTTGTTTCCAGAGCGGACGCCAGAGTTGACTGACTCACTCGATCAGGTTCGGTACGCTTCTGGTCAGAGGTCTGTCATTCGATTCCTGCGGGGATTGGTTGATGGATAAGCAATTCATCCCCTCCCTGCCATGGGCAAGAAGCAACAGAAGCAGCAGGCCAAGATCCAGCAGGCCATCACCCAAGCCGGATCTGATGGCAAGATCAGCGCCTCAGAATTACAAAAGGTCTACCGGAAGTTTGGTCAAGCTGCTATCGCTGAACAGCTGGCTCCCTATGCCCTCGGCAATCCCAATGTCGAACTAGGCAAAGGAGCGAGAGACCTCACTGGTGTCAGAGCAAAGAACGGTGTTGCCACCTACACACCACGTGAATGGCAGGCCTTCGGCCGCACATCTGGCACCGTCAAAACCCACACCGCGGATGCCAGCGGTCTCAGCCCACTGTTCCTGAGTAACGCTTCCGGTGGCTACACCTACATGGGTGCTGGTGCTGGTAGCAACGCAGCCAATGGCGGTACCACTGCTGACGGTGGCACCCCTGGTGCTGTCCCCAACGACGGTTCCTACAAGAGCATCGAGAGCCTGTACCAGCAGCAGATGGATGCAGCTCAGGCCAAGATCGATGAAATGCAGGCCAAGCAGGCAGAAGAAATCAGAACACTCACTGTTGACTTCGGCAGCCAAATCACCGGCATCCAAAGCGCAGCTGATCAACGGGTGAATCAACTTCGTGATCTGATGTTGATTCAGCAGCAGCAGGCCGCCTCAACCCAGACACTGCTTCAGCAACAGGCGCAGGCTGCACAAACTGCCTACCAAGAACAGGCACGCCAAGCTGCTGCACTCAGCAAGGCATACATCCCAGCGGTGGAGCAAAGTGCAACCACTGCCGCACTGGGTGATCAACGCAATACCAACAATTCAACCAATAACACCCTCAGCTCCCTGGCCATTGTCAGTGGCCTGGGTACCAACTCGAATCTCCTCGCTGGCCTGCAACTCGCCTGATGAAAGACACCGCTGAATCCCGCTGGCGGGACCTGGAGCTATTCCGTAGCCAGTATCTGCGTCGTGCCATCGACTGCTCGGCACTCACTGTTCCAACCCTGATCCCTGAATCAGATCAGAATTACGGGTGGACTGGACAGCAGTTCAACAAGCTCCCCTCCCTCTACCAAGGTGCTGGTGCCAGGGGTGTGAGCAACCTCAGCGCCAAGCTGCTTCTTGCCCTCTATCCCCCCAGCCAACCCTTCTTCCGGTTGGTGATGGACCGCGGCCAGTTGGAGGAATACATCGGCCAGAGCGGTGCCGATCCCAACCAGTTGATGAGTGAGCTGGACATTGCGTTGTCCTCCATGGAGCGGCAGATCCTGCAGCGCATGGATCAACTGCAATCACGGCCAGCGTTGTTTGAAGCAATCAAGCACCTGATCGTGGGTGGTAACGCCCTGTTGTACGTGGGTGGTGACACCATCCGGATGTACGGATTGCGCAGCTTCTGCGTTGATCGTGATCCTGATGGCAACGTGACGGAGATGGTGATCCGTGAACTGGTGTCACCCCGTCATCTACCGGCTGGTGCTGATCACCAAGGCGAGGATGATAAGGACGCTGAGGAGCTGTACACCCACGTCAGCATTGATCCCCAGGGTGGCGACAAGGCGGTGCAGTGGTACCAGGAGTACGACGGCAAGCGCATCCCTGGTACGGCTGGCTTTAGCAAGTTGGAAACCAGCCCCTGGATTCCACTTCGCCTAAACCGGATCGCTGGTGAGAGCTATGGCCGCGGCCTGGTGGAGGAGGTGCTCGGTGATCTCCAGAGCCTGGAGTCATTGAGCAAAGCAATCGTGGAGGGCAGCCTGATTGCGGCCAAGGCCATCGGCCTGGTCAACCCCAATGGCACCACCCGTGCTGATGTATTGGCTCGGGCTGAGAACGGGGCAATAGTTGCGGGTAACGCAGCTGACGTTGAGTTCCTGCAGGTGCAGAAGGCCAACGATTTTGCGACAGCGTTGCAGACCATGCAGCTGATCGAACGTCGGTTGAACTTCACGTTCCTCTCCAACGAGGCGATGCAACGCGATGCGGAACGGGTGACAGCAGCCGAAATCAGGTTGATGGCAGAAATGCTGGAAGCTGGCCTCGGCGGGGTGTACAGCCTGTTGAGTGCAGAGCTGCAGATCCCATTGATTCGGCGGGTAATGCACCTGATGGAACGTGGTGGTGAACTGCCGCCGGTACCCAAGGGATTAGTGGAACCACAGGTGACCACGGGCCTGGAGGCTATTGGCCGCGGCAATGACAAGCAGCGGCTGACTGACTTCCTGCAGGTGGTGGCAGCGAGCATCGGACCGGAGCAGTTCTTGCAGTACATCAACCCCAGCGAATTGATCCGCCGCTATGCAGCGTCAGACGGTATCGACATTGCGGGACTGGTGAAATCCGAACAGGACATGCAAGCTGAAATGGCACAGCAACAGCAGGTACAGTTAGCGCAGCAACTCACACAAGGAGCTGTTGACAATGGACTCACCAGTCCGCCGCAGCCGCAGCCAGCTGCCGCCCCTCCAACAGGAGGAACAGGAGCACCAGCCCCAGCAGAAGCAGGCGTCTGAGTTACCGCCTGGTACGAGAGCCCTTCCCTACCCCAGTGGTGAAGGGCACATGATTATTCGGGATGGTTTCAACCATGCCTGAAGTGCAGATGGGAATGGATAGCAGCCCAGCTGAGGTTTCAGCTGTTGCTGAGGAGTCGGCCAAGGTTGAAGCAGCCCGTGCTGAGCTGTACGACGAGGCGGCTGAGAGCAGCGGGCTGATCCTTGGGAAGTACCAGTCTGTTGATGACCTGGCCTCGGCGTACCAGAGCCTGCAGGCTGAGTACAGCCGGCTGAAGGGCGGAGTGCCCCAACAGCAGCAGCAACCTGTTGACCAGGAGGCTGAGCAGGGTGAACCGGACGAGGAGGAGGAAGCACCTGCTCCTGCTGTTGATGCCGAGAAGGCGCAACGGATTCGGGACAGCATCATGCAGCAGGCAGGAGGTGAGCAGCAGTACCAGCGGATTGCTGGGTGGGCATCGCAGAACCTGCCTGAGGAACGGGTGACAGCATTCAACAATGCGCTGGCTAATGGTGATGAGGGTGCAATCCTCAATCAACTAAAGGGATTGCAGTATGACTTCATGATGACCAATGGGTATGAACCCAAGCTGTCAGGTGGTCGTGCACCATCGTCTGAGATCAAGGGTTTTACCAGTGAAGCTCAGGTGGTGGAAGCAATGAATGACCCTCGCTACAGCGGGACCAACCCTGATCCGGCATACATCCGTGAGGTTGAAAGGCGGATTGCTGTTAGCAACGTCTTCCAGTCGCGTTGATGTTGGTGTAGAACTATGGGCAGATCCAACATCACGGTTCTGCCCTAGGCCCGGTACGCCGATACCCCAGGAGCAAGGAGTGAGAGGCGTGATGCCTCGCTGTTGATCACCTGTAAACCCTGATCATGGAGACCGACGGTGGCTGCACCTGACGTAACTCTGTCCAGGCCCGGTGTAATTAACAACGACTCGGGCACCTGGGCAAAAGACAATGCTCTGTTCCTGAAAGTCTTTAGCGGCGAAGTGCTGCAGGCTTTCAAGCGCAACTGCATCTTCTCTGGCTTTGTCCAAGAGCGCACTATCCAGAACGGTAAGTCCGCTCAATTCCCTGTCACTGGCCGTTTCACTGCTCGGTATCACACACCGGGCAAAATGATCGAAGGCCAGGGCAACATGGCCCAGAACGAAGTGGTCATCAAGATCGACGATCTGCTGATTGCAGACGCCGCTCTGTATGACCTGGACGAGGCCAAGAACCACTACGACATTCGCAGCATCTACTCCAAGGAGCTGGGTCAAGCCCTGGCTCGTGAGTACGACAAGCGCATCGCTCGTGTGCTGACCCTTGGCGCTCGTGTTTCCACCAGCGACCTGACTGCCAACCTGCCTGCAGGTCTGAGCCCCGACGATCCGTACCGGGTTGGTACCCGGATCGACATCAACAAGGCCACTCCGACTCCCGATGATCTGGTTGCCAGCGTCTTCGCTGCTGCCCAGGCGCTGGACGAGAAGGACATCCCTGCTGATGGCCGCGTCCTGGTGTGCAGCCCGGAGATCTACTACACGCTGATTCAGTCAAGCCGTGCAGTGAACTTCGACTTCAACCAGCAAGGCGCGAACGGTTCCTACAAGGAAGGCCAGATCGCCAAGCTGGCTGGGTTCAACATCTACAGCAGCAACCACGTCAAGCAAGGCAATGTCACCGCTAAGGCTGGTGAACAGGGCTACACCTTCGGTGGTGCTGACACTGTTCTGTCCTCTGTGAACATGAGCAACACCAAGATGCTCGCCTTCCAGAAGGGTGCAGCCGGTGTGCTGAAGCTGCGTGATCTGTCGATGCAGATGACCGGTAATGACTACAACGTGATGTATCAGTCTACGTTGATGGTTGCACGTTATGCGTGTGGCTTCGGCATTCTTCGCCCCGAGTGCGTGGTGGAAATCCACAACGGTTGAGTCACTCTCAACCAGAGGCAAGATGGGGGGCAGAGATGCCCCCTTTTTTTATGGCCATCACTATCACCACGATCAACCCACCCGCAGTGAAGACTGCGTTGGCCTGGGATTGGCAAGCCGCACAAGACGATGACCCGATGGCAGAAGTGCCGCTGGTCACCCTGGCTGCTGACCTGAAGACCGGAACTGTTGGAGCAGCTGGCACTCCCAGTGCTGCACCGACCTACACCGTGACTGGCGTGAATGGCCTGGTTGCTGCTGGTGGCGCCCAGACCAATGGCGTGAAGCTGGCTTACCTGGCAGCTGGTCGCAGCCTGGCGGTGACTGGCAACGGCACCAGTGGCGCTACTGCCAAGACCGGCCTGGCTACTACCGGTGGCGGTGGCACTGGTCTGACTGTTGACCTCATTGCCGCAGGCGGTGTGGTGACTGGTGCTGTGGTGAAGAACTCCGGTACCGGTGCCTACAAGATCGGTGACGTGATCACCATCGCCAAGGCCACAGCCGGTACTGGTACCGACGTAACCCTGGTGATCTGATGACGGAACTAGAGGCGATCAACACGCTGCTTGGCGTCATCGGTGAAGCGCCGATCGATCGCCTCAGTGACATCACGGTGAATGAGATCACCGACAGTGCCCTGGCTCGCCGCACCTTGCATGAGGTGAGCCGGGATGTGCAGGCCGAGGGCTGGAGTTGGAACACCGACCGCAACGTGGAGTTGCAGAAGGACACCAGCGATCAGTTCCCGATCAGTGACGACGCACTGGCGGTGATCTTCTCTCCCAACCGCTACCCCGACATGGAGTACGTGGCACGGGGAGACAGGGTGTATCACCGTTTCAAGCGGGTGTTTGACTTTGGCAAAAACATGACTGGTCCACTGTTGGTGGATCGCATCGTCATGAAGCTGCCATGGGATCACCTGCCTCATGCGGCACAGCAGTACATCACGATTCGTTCCGCTCGTATCTACAGCGATCGGTACGTCAACTCCAACATCATCTACACCTATACGGCACAGGATGAGGAGTATGCCCGCGCCATGTTGATCCGTGACGAGGAGCGTCACCTGAACAACAACCTGCTCTGGGGTAATGACCGGGGCATGGGCAGTGGGCTTGGTTACATCCCAGCTGAAGGCACCCGTTTCCGGACACGTTGATGGCACGCAAATCCAACCTGACCCGCCAGATCAGCAAGCCACCTGGCGGCCCTGTTGAAGGGAAGATCGACACGCTCATCCAGGGCGTGTCACAGCAGCCCAAACACCTGCGTGTGGTGGGTCAGGGGGAGGAGCAGATCAACGGCTGGAGTAGCCCGATTGAAGGGCTGTGTAAACGCAATCCGTTGCGGTTGGTCGGCAAGATCCTGCCGACTCCCGTGACGGACTTCTACCTGGAGATGATGCCAGTCATCTCGGGTGAGCGATACAGCGTCATGGTCTACCCCGAGGGTGGTCAGACCAAGCTGCTGATCACGTTGAACGGTGCGCCAGCTCAGTTGAGCATCCATGGCACGGGCATGAGCGCCACGCCAGCGCAGCTGATGGACCCAGCGCTGCAGATCGCAGGGACTGGCATCACCGCTAGCAACACCAGCTACCTGTACAACGCAGCTGGTGAGTACCAGAAGAAGTACGTATTGATCAACAACGGTCCACTGGGCCTGCTGTTGAACCGCGAAAAGGTGGTGACTATGTCTACTGCCACCGCACCAGCAGCAAGGAATGAGGCGCTGCTGTTTGTCCAGGCTGTGGCGTATGAGGTCAGCTACAAGCTGAGCCTGGATGGCACGGTGGTTGGCACGTACACCACACCGAAGGCAAGCGATACCAACAACCAGCTGAGCACGTCAACCGTGGCGACAGAGCTGGCCAAGTTCATCACCGCAACGACTGGGTACCAGGCCACCGTTGATCGGCATGTGGTCTGGGTGCGAAAGACAGACGGCAGCAGCTTCACCATCAACCTGGATGATGGCCGCGGCAACAGCATGGCTCGTGCTGTGAAAGGCAGCGTCACCAGCACAGCTGAGTTGCCAGTGGTGGCACCGAATGGATTCATTGTCACCGTCAGCTCGGATCCCAGCCAGACGGTTGATGACCGCTACCTGAAGTTCACCACGATTGACGGTGGTGCAATGGGTAATGGCAGCTGGGCAGAGACGTTGAAGCCTGGGCTGACGTATCAGATCAATCAGGACACGTTGCCCCTGGTGATTTATCGCAAGGCACCAGGTGTGATCTTTGTTGGTCCTGCTGATGGCAGCACCCAGACCATGACGGTTGGGGGTGTCACGCATAGCTACACCTTCCCGAAGTGGGGAGAGCGATCAGCTGGCGATGAGACAACGGTGCCGAACCCGGCGTTTATCGGGAAGACGATCCGTGATCACGTGCTGTTCCGTGGCCGGTATGTGATGGCTGCTGGCCAGAGCGTGGTGTTCAGCGAGGTTGACCAGGTCTTCAACTTCTTCCAGGACAGCAGCGTTGCGCTGACTGCAAAGGATGGGTTCAGCGTGCTGGCCGTCAGCGAGGTGAGCAGTGAGCTGAACTGGTTGCTGCCAGTGGATGAGAACCTGCTGGCGTTCAGCCAGTATTCGCAGTTCCGTGTGTCACCAGCTGACGCGGACGTGTTGACGGCAACGACGGCGATCATCCTGCGGCTGAGCAACCTGCAGATGAATCCGCACATTCGGCCAAAGCTGGCTGGACCGCAGGTGTTGTTTGGGACGAATGAGTTTGGGTATAGCCACTTTCGTGAGTACAGCTTCTACGACACACCGCAACGCAGATCAGGGTTGAACCTAGGTGGCAGCAACGATGTCTGCGCCAACATTCCCAAGTACATCGAAGGGTTAGTAACGCACTGGGATATTGGGGAGACGATCGACTTTGCGGTGTGCTCAACGCCGAAGGATCGCAAAACCCTCTATGCGTACAAATACTTATTCCAGTCTGGTAACTCCGGCCTGTCCAAGGCGCAGTCCAGCTGGAGCAAGTTCCAGTTCGGCGGTGATGTTCGCTGGGTCAAGTTCATGGACAACGAGCTGTGGTTGGTGTTGACCTACCCAGACGGGACCTACACCGCTCACATCACATCGGATGAACTGGAGGTGGTTGACAGCATCCAGCCCCACCTGGATCGGCTGCTGCTGTACCCGGAGTGCAATACGGATGGACCGGCCAGCAACAACGTGACGGCCAGCTATGACCCCGATACCAGGCTGACCACGTTCACCCTGCCGTATCGGATCAGCGGTACTGCCAGGGCTGTGGTGCGGTACACCGAGTCAACCCGTGAGGGCCTGCTGTTGGGCAGTGCCAGCAGTGGGAACCAGATCGTGTGTGGCCTGCATGGTGACTGGACTGGGATGAAGGTGGCGTTTGGCGAGGACTACGAGTTCCGGTATGAGTTCACCACCCCGTATGTGGAGAGCAGGGACCAGGCGAGAAGTCGGATCGTCGGGAAGCTGGACGGGCGCACCCAGCTGTTGACCTTCAGTACATTCCACTTCAACACAGGGAGGTATGACGTGCGAGTGCAACGACAGAACCGTCAACAAGGCAGTGTGCATAAATTCCGTGGTCGTCACATTAACTTGATGAACAACCAGTTAGGGACAGAAACAAGTCATGTTGAGACTGGTCAGTTCAAAGTTCCCATCTATTGTCAGAACACAGCCTGTCGCATCTTTGTGGAGTCAAACAGCTGGTTACCGCTGACGATCACTGGAGCCATGTGGGAGGGTTCCTATTCCAACCGTTCAAAGGGAGGTTGAGTCATGGCGTTCTGGGCAGCAGCAGGTGCACTCCTTGGCCTTGGTTCCAGCATCATTGGTGGTGCACAGCAGCAGAGTGCTGCACGTGCGGCCAATGCAGAAGCTAAGAAGATTGCCAAGGCGCAGTACAAACGTGCGCTGAAGGAATGGGAAATCGACTGGTGGCAGCAAAGGTCCAACTGGATGTGGCAGACCGCCCAGGTTGAAGCGCAGCGTTACGCAGAGCGGCAGAAGGAATCAGACCACAACTGGCGGGCGCAAAAGCTGATCGACTCAGCGATGGAGAACGTCGCAGTCAACAGTCAGGCCATCCAGGACCGGTACATCACGGAGGAAAACCTGCGTGCTGTGCAAGTTGGTAGCGAGTACGGATACAAGATGGACCAGCTGGCTGCCACGTCAGGCGAGACGGTGCGGCAGTACATGGCATCGATCCGGGATGCTGCGCTGCAATCAATGCAGACGGTGAATCAGACGGAGCGTGAGGGCCAAGAGCTGATGAGTTCGTTGGTCTTTGAGCAGCAGAAGGATCAGCTGCAGTGGGAGATGGGTCAGGTTGCTGCTGTCATCGACCAGGCCCAGGTTGCAGCGACAGCCTCTGCACGGATGGGCGGCAGCGGCAGTGCTGATCGACTAGCGATGAATGTGGCGCAGAAGCTGGGTCAGACCTGGGGGCAGATGCAGCTGCAGTCTCAGAGCAGGCAGGCCCGACTGGGGTTGATGAACAGTGCCATGCAGGGTGAGACCGCAACCCAGCTGGGCCGCATGGCGCTATCGATGCAGGACCAGGCCGAGAAGATCCGGTACACCAACAACAAGTACGTGTCTGACGCGAACTATGAGACGGGTGTATTCCGCGACCTGACGATCCCGAGCTTCACACTGGCTGGTCGTCAGGGCGCAAGGGAGATGAAGGCGCTGCAGATCCAGACGCAGGGTGTGCTGAATGAAGCATCCATGCCGTATCGGAAGTCAATCATCTTTGATCCACTGGAGCCGATCAAGGGATTAAAGCCGAAGTATCAAGCACCAACCAAGGTGTATGAACCGAGCACTGCGGGCATCATTGGCAACTCAATCCTGGGTGGCATCCAGGGTGCAATTAACCTTGGCACCTACACCAAGGCTGATGGCACAATGGGCTGGAGATGATACAGTTGACATTGATCAACAGTATTAGTCATGGCAACACTGAAGGGGAAGGACCTGCTGCGTTACTTGGATGAACATCAAGGTGAAGACCGCGACAAGGTGATCGAAGGCGCTGGTTATGTCATCCGGCGCAATGGTCGCCTCAGCCTGCAGCGCACCAAGTTCTTTGAAGCCCTGGCCGCGGCCAATGGTCATGAGCTTGGCCCCGTGTTGACTGAGCGCAGCGAAGGTGGCAAAGAAGCCACCTACCGCCTCAAGGTTGGCCCTAAGGGTCTAGTCCCTGTCAGCCGTGCTTATACCGATCAGTGCGGCATGAAGCCCGGCAGCTACGTCCGTGTCGTCGTTGAAGAGAACTGCATCGTGCTGGAGCCAGACGATGACGCTACCCCTGTTGCAACCCCACCAGTGGCATCGCTGGCAACCATTGCCTAGCTTGCCGTTGAGCAAAGTTGAGGGGCTGGGGGCTACGGCCCCCTTTTCAACATGACCCAAGACACGTTGATCGGGCACGAGAAATGGCGTGACGCTTGGCTCTGGTATCGCGGTGCCCCACACCAGCAAGCTGCGATCAACAAGCTCTACGCCCACATCCTTGAGCTACCGGGTGGTGCCTGCCTGCTGGCCAAGCACGCGGAATGGTTTGAGGACTACCGCAGCAAGGAGAAACTCCTCCACGACTTCATGCACCCTGACGGTCACTAACCCATGATCATCACCGTCTGCATCCCCCCGCCACCACCTGTCACCGCCCCGGTGGAACAGCTCAGCACGTGCCGTAGCTTCCATAGCGCTGAAGCACTTCAGCGTTGGTTGCAACAGCAGGGAATAGAAGCCACCTGCGCTGCCATTAATTGCGGAGACTGGCGATGGCCTTGACTAACGCACTTTCACCCGCCGCTCGCGCCATCGTGGAAGCGTTCGAGGAGCGCTACGAGCGACTTGGCCCGCTGGAAGGCAACTGGCAGGAGGTTTGCTTAGCTGCTGCGCTCACCGCCTTGGCGGTGCGCATCAAGGGCGCCGACGACATCCGCCAGGACGTGCTTGACATTGTTAACGAATTGGAGCAATTCAATGGCTGACCACAAGTTTGTGCCACTGGACACGCTGGAGAATCGCCTTGGCGATGCCCTTGGTCTAGCAATCGCCATGATCCGCAAGCCCGAAACCATCGACAACAAAACCATGGCTCAGATCGAAGCACCGTTCAAGGAATGGTGCGACGGTCTCGTTGATGGAGGATTGCTCGATGACTGACCTCTCCCCCGCCGCTCGCGCCATCCATCTTTCTATGACTGAACAACACCCCATCACCCCACCGTCGGAGCTGGTGCGGCAGTGGCTGGAAGAGCTATACGGCGGTCCAGTTTCTGTGATTAGCCCGTTTGATCAACGCGTCCTTATAGCTGTCGCCCAATGGGGCGCCGACCAGGAGCTGGAGGCGTGCCTTAGGTATGCAGGTGACAACGGACTTTCGCTTAGTCGTATGCGTGCCACCCGCCGCCCCAAGTCGCCGAGCTTGAAGGAGCAATCCATTGCCCTGCTTGATTTGATCCAAGGCAACAAAGATTCTTGGCAGCTTGAAGACTTGGACGTGGTTCGCCGCGCACTGGAGGCGCTTCCTGAATGACTGACCTCTCCCCCGCCGCGCAGGCGGTATTGGATGCCGCTGAAGATGATTGCATTCACCCCACCGATTTGCACAAAATCGTTGCCGCCGCACTGCGGGCTGCTGCGGATCAGGTGGTGCCTGGATCTCCGAACATGAGCCTAAGTCTGTTGCTGGTGCGCCATCGCCTCCACGCCATCGCTGCCGAGCTGGAGGCTCATGGCGAAGCGTGACACCCTCCGGCTCAGCCAACACCAATCGGTTGAGACCTACAGAGACCACAGCGGTAGAGCCTTTGTTGCCTACAGCGGTGGTGCCAGCGTCTTCATCCGGGACATCGCTGAACTACGCCGGTTCCTCAAGATCCCAAAGTCCATCCCCATGCGGGAAAGCCTGGAGTCCTGGCTGGCCAGCTTGGCTGACATGGATGCTGCTAAAGGAAAGCCCGCCAACCTTGAACAAGACAGGGCCTTGTTAAAGGCGACGGGGTTCGGGCCAGAAGCACACGCCGATGAGGGTGAAGACCCTACGGCTAACACCAAGATGATCACATGATCAGCTTCCTCCTAGTTGTACTGCTGGGTTCTGTCCTCATCAACGTATTGCTCGTTGCGTTCCGGTTGGAGGATGAACGGTGGACACGGGACGTTGATCGGCGGAACCGTGAACGTGATCTGTGGAATCGTTGGCGGGATTGAATACACCCACCCGCAATAGGTAATCATCGTTCTGTTGGTGGATGCGGAGCCACGGGCACTAAAAGCGCCAGGATAATTTCAAGGAGTTTGTTGGTATTCGCTTCCACTTTTTGCCTCACCTCTGGGCACACATCAGTGAACTTCACGGCCTCTTTCACTGTGCCTTCTTTCCGCAGGGTTTCCATTTCTCCATAAAGGGCCTGCTCACAGAACTTCAAGCTGTGAAAGTTGGTGATAACGCTGCCCAGCAACAGCACGACCAACATGCCCAGCAGTGCAGTAGTTGTGGTGATGCGGGGGAGGGGCATTGGTTGTACCTTCCTCCCCTAGTTCACCTTGATGAAGTAGTTGACGGCGTAGGACTTGGGCTTGGTTTCAGCATCACCGCCGCCTGTGATTTGAACGGTGTGGGTGTGAGCGCCATCGGTGCTTGTGTATGGGTTTGCGCCGCTCCAATCGCTCCAGTTGGAGACACGTTTGTTGGACCCCATGAGCTTGCTCCCGTACCAAATTGCATCGCCACCCCATGAAGCCGCACCGTTGGTGTGGTTGTGATCACCTGTGTTGTTGGTTGTACCTGTGAACGCGGTGTTCGGTCGCTTCGTTGAGTCGCCACTAAACGCATTCAGCGCACCGCCGTCCCAACCAGACAGGCTCTGCCCAGCCATCCGCAGGAAGGAGCCCCGCAGGTCA